ACTGTTACTAAAGACAGACCTTCAACTGCCGAGAGGAGAGCATCGTGAGTGTAGATCCAGAAAGACTACAGATACTTGATATGGATACACACCGTAATGGAATCTCAGGTATGCCGTTTAAGGTTGCACTTGTTGATGACCCTTCATGCGGTGACGTAAAACTTGTAGTTATGTTCGAGGCCGAAGGACACACAGCAGTTCTTAGCGTTGACAAGCTACATGAGGACGAGGATATATCGTTCGGTACAAACTCCTGGCGCGGAGATGAATATGAGGTTGCTCTTCGCGGAGAGATGTGGGATACAGAAGACGAAGAAGACTTATAAGTAAAGACACAACGAAAGGAAAAACAATGAGCGTAATAGCTACATTGCTAAAAAATAAAGCTCCGCAGTCCGCGTGGCTTGTTAAGGTGAAGGATCTCGCATCAGGCGAGGAAAGATATGCTGCCCATACAACATTGGGAGCTGCAAAGAAGACTGCCGTTCTTTATACCAACAGCATGTTGGATATGGATCGTACCCGCCTTACATGGCAACAGGATGAAGAGCAAAAGGTTTTGGGTATCCAGTATCTCCGTGCGGAGGTTGACGCCTAGTTTTACTTTTGGAGATCTACCTGATATAATAGTACCTGACGAAAGGAAGGTGCTATGGACATCGAGACAGTTTTAGGTCAGATCTCTAAGGGGTCCTATGACAGTGACCTGACAAAGTTGGCCGATGCGGTAAAGGCACGTTTGGATAAAGTTCGCAAGAATAAATCCATAGGTGACTTTGAGATTGGCGATAGAGTCAAGTTCAATGAACTTACTGGAACGCGGTACATGGTTGGGCAATATGCCACCATCGTTTCAAAGAACCGCACGAAGGTAGTGGTTCGTCTAGAGACACCCACAGGAAGATTTATGCGGGTAGGTGCAAATGGTGACATCCAATCTGCGAACGTCACTGTTCCACTAGGTATAATCGACCCAGCATAATTTAGACGTCCCCCGAGTGTCTAGGATACATTTATCCTAGACGCCAGGACTTTGTTGGGAGATCGATGACTACGCTTGCTGCCATTCAAGGTAATGGTTGGTGTGTTATTGGTTGTGACTCAAGAGCAACCGAGGACTCAGGTCGATACATAACAATGGCAACCCAAAAGGTTGTTGAGGTTGGACCTTACCTAATCGCAGGAGCTGGAGCTAGTCGTGGTTCAAACGTAATTCAATTTGGTTGGACTCCGCCTAAACCTCCTAACAGCTCTGATAACTTAGATTCATTTATGACACGCAAGTTCATTCCAGAAATGCGTAAGGCTTTTATTGAAGCTGGTTACGACATGAAGGAGGACGGAGACTCTGCGGCGCATGACTCGATGTTTCTTGTTGCGGTAAAGGGAGTTATATATCCGATATTTGAGGATTACTCTTGGGATAGAGATATCAGTAACATCTACTACGGTGGTTCAGGAGGAAGCGTAGCTCTTGGAGCTCTTGAGATGCTTGGTCAGGCAAAGAACGCAAAGCAAGCAGAGGAGCATATACGAAAAGCTATCGAGGCTGCAATAAAGTGGGATGCCTACTCTGCGGGACCTATCGTTGTTAAGTCACAGAGGACTTCTCGCTCTTAGCCTTAGTTTAAGTTGTTTACTTACCTGATATAATAGACCAGTGGGGACCTCAACATGAGGTCTCAAAGACGAAAGGATGCGCAATGGCGCTATATGAAATAGAGGAATCTGGTGTTGCACCGCAACACGAGATTGACTGGGACTTTCCCTTATGGAGTGAGATCCTTTCAGGGCTTTGGCTTGGCGGAACAGATGATTTTGATACCATCGATTACGAAGCATATACTTATGCTCGTCGAGAAATAACAAAGGGAGTGTTTGATACGGTCGTAACACTCTACGCGTGGGCAAGACCAGTTGACTGGTTTATCGAGGAAATGCGCTACGGTTTTTATGACGATGACACAAAACATTTCGATGAAGATGCGGTAATGCGAGCTGCAAAGTTTGCGCACGCTTCCTGGAAATCTGGAAAAAAGGTTTTGGTTCGATGCCAAGCTGGTATCAACCGATCTGGTTTAGTTATGGGAATTGTTCTCATGCTTGAAGGCTATACAGCAGATCAGGCAATCGAGTTGATGCGAAGCAAGCGTTCAACATCCGTGTTGATAAATGCTAGCTTTGAAAACTACCTAAGGGAGCTAAAGCTAAATGACTAAGTTACACATCGCATATGACGATGTGTATCTTGATTGGAAGCTTGGAAGCGCTGACTTCGAGCATCCAACAAATCCTGTACGTGCTAAGTATGCTACTGAGCAACTTCAGGAATTACATGACGTCGTATTAGTAAAGCCAAATGCCACAGCTATCGATCGGTTGCGCCTTGAGTTCATACATCATCCGATATATGTATCAAAGGTGCTAGACATCGGTCATTGCGGCGAGTGGAGACCAGACAACACACACCTAGGCCAGGTTGCCTTGGAGATGTTTGCCGGAACTACACGTCTCGTTGAGCTGATGACAGCTGGCAGCATCAAGGTTGGTTTCAACCCACAGGGAGCTAAGCATCACGCTCAATACAGCCGTAGCTCTGGTTTTTGTGTATTCAATGACATGGCTTGGGCTGCACGCGAGTTTCAACGTCAAGGCATGAAGGTTATGTATATCGACTGGGATGCACATCACGGTGATGGCGTGGAAAATCTACTTGCGGAGTATCCAGATCTAGTTACATGCTCGATTCATGACTCTGTAATTTTTCCAGGTACTGGTCTTAGCGGTCACAACCCGAAACAAGGAATCTACAACTGGGCTCTCGATCCAGGAGCTGGTGACATCGAATTCATGCGAGCCATGGACGAGATTGCCGACCTTTCAAACAAGATAAAACCTGACGTGGTTTTGCTTGCCACTGGAGCAGATGCCCATAAGACAGATCCCCTGTCCACCTTGAACTTCGATTACGCTGGTTACGAGTATGCGGCTAAGCTGGCAGGCCAAATCGCCAACTCCCACGCCCAGGGCCGAATCCTGATCGGTGGAGCTGGTGGGTACCAGCCGTTTGACCATACCCCAAGGATTTGGAGTACGGCCGTGTCCAAGATCTACGATGAGGTTCGTTTATTCTCCTGGGTGTGATATAATTGCCCTACTTAGTCGGGAGTTGTTCATTTCTCCAAGGCTAAGGGTCTCCCTGGATGTACCTCCAATCCGTCCAGGTTGTAGACAGCCTTTCTGAGGAAGCCAGGCAGTTCCATCCTGCCTGGCTTTCATAATATTCCTGAGCCTACCTGATATAATAGTTCCAGTTCTTCAGAAAGGAACTAAAATGACGACACTAATTGGACCCTCAGAAAAACAGGTTGACTTTATCCTTGGCCTACTCAAGGAACGCGACATCGAGGCTGGCGAAGCCGAGGAGATGCGCGAGACCCTACCTAGCCTAAACAAGCGTGAGGCATCTAGCCTGATCGAGAAATTACTAAAGCTTCCAAAGGTAGCAAAGGCAGCTCGCCCTAACCCAACCCAAATCCACCTTTCGGTACTTCAAAAATCAAAGTATGCCGTGCCTGTTGCGGACCTTAACCACCTTGACCTCGACTTCGAGGTGCATGGAGACCTTCTCTTCGTTGAGGTACGTGAATATATGGGCACCTTGTATATGCGCCGTCTAACAGGCAGTCTAGGTGGTTTTACCCGCCATAAGCTTTCAGTCAGTGACGTTATCGACATCGCTGGAGTTATCAGATCAAACCAATACGGGTATACCAAGCTTTTTGGCGCCCACTACTCCTGCTGCGGTTCCTGTGGAGCGGAGCTCACCGATCCAACAAGCAGAAAACTAATGCTCGGGCCTGAATGCCGCAAGAAGTTCGGTTTCTAGGACCTTCCCTGATATAATAGATACTAACAACAGAAAGGAACTTCTCCATGAAAACGTCAAAGGAATTTCGTAGACGCGGCTTTCAATTTCGCCGTATCTCATTTGCGCTAAAGGTAATGTCAGGACTATGGGCAATTTCCATGGTCGCCTTATCCATAGGTGGAACATGGATGCACTTCATGGCATCAATCAGCGGGCTAATTGCCTTCTGTCTTCCTGCGATTCTTATTGCGGCAGCATATGACCAAATGGCTGAACGCGAGTTCATCAAGGCATCTGCCGCTGCCTCACAACCTTTACTTGGAGTAGTCTACCCTAAACAGTAGTTTACAAACCCAGGGAAAAGGATTATAGTTTTTCCAGGACGATTACGGAGGAACACAATGACGCAAGGCACTGTTCAACGTGAACAGAAATATGTCTACGACACCTGTTCCTTGTGCGGTGACACAAACGTACTTGTCTACGAGCTTGATGATAAGCTGGTGTGTGCATCAGATTACAGGAACATCGTTTATTTACGTAAGGTAGTTCAACCTTGCGACAAGTGCGGTGCGCCAAATGCTGTGCGTGACCCAGGACATCGACGAAACGAATATCTTTGCTGGCGATGCCACGAAGGATCATTTATCATACGTGACTCGGTCGTCAAGCGTGCAATTGCTGCAATCAACAACGCCGTTCTTGTAAAGGAAAAGGCTGTGTGCTACGCAGCAGGTTACGGCACAGAGTGTGATACAAACGTAAAACCTCGTAGTGCATGGGGAGGAAAGCTTCTCTGCAACAGGCATGGAAAAATTCCGCCCAATAAAGAAAAGAACAATAAATCTTGAGCAGTACTAAGCTGCTCAATGAAGCGCGTGATCTGATATATCGCTCACGCGCTTTACTTGCTTCACTCGAGACAGACGAAATAACGAGAAAAGGAACACAAATGACAACTGCATCACCTCAGCAAGCGGCAGCTCTATACTCCGCTGGCAAATCAGTGGTAGAGGTAGCTCAGGAACTTGGCATCACCTACGGAAAGGCGCGTAAGCTAATTTCCGATTCAGGTACGCCGATTCGAAACACCTCAGATCGCCTTAAGGGCAAGACCCGTAAGAACAAGTAGGGTAACTTGCTACGAAACATCGTCTGGCCTGCCGTGGTATCAGCCGCGGCATCAGGCTTAGCGGTTCTTACCGCGCTTCTGGATCCCTCTAAGGGTACCTTGGTCCTAGCCCTAGGGCTAACCTCGGTTGCGATGGCATGCCTATCCCAGAGGGGCTAGAGTCCAATCTTCCAGGGGGTTCAAGCAGCCCCCTGGTAGAGGAACAGGCAAAGCCACGCGAGGTAACCTTATTGATACCTGCGGATTGCCCACCAGTGGTGCCTGTGGTACGCCTTAACCGGCGTGAGGTACGGTCAATGGCCGAGCTTCCGTATGTTATGGCTGGGCTGGACTGGATCTGGTCACAAATCGAACGTTGGGCCAACAAGAGGCCAAAATAAGTTCAGGTTTTAACCTGAGCTATGGTATAGTTATACCTGCAAGTTCAAGTACGGAGAGACGGAGGTACGTCGTATGACATCCTTTCTTATCTCCAACCCTGTGCAAGTGGTAGAGGACAGAGCAAAATCTGAGAAGCTACAGGGTAGCAAGAAGCCTGATGCAGAAGTTGCATTGAGGTATCCCATCCCTAACCTAAGGAGGCGAACTAGCGTTGCTTACTATACGAGGAATAGCAATGACGTCCGTAGCCTATATAACGGCACTAGTAGTTGGAGTGTTTGCGGTAATAATGATACCGTCAAGCAAGGCACTCACAACTGACACAAACATAGCAATACCAGCTCATAAAGATGAACTGGTAAACATAAGCCCCTTGACAGCACTTGAGGGCAAGAGGAAGCTCACCCAAGAGCAGCTGATAGATCTGCTGCGTGCGGTTGGCTTCAAGGGCCAAGCCCTAAAAACGGCATGGGCAGTTGCCATGCGGGAGAGCAATGGTCGTCCAATAGCACACAACGACAACGTGGCTACGGGCGATAACTCATACGGTATCTTCCAAATCAACATGCTTGGAAATCTCGGCGATGCTCGCCGTGAGAAGTTTGGCCTTACGGCCAACACCGATCTATTCGACCCAGTCACAAATGCCAAGATTGCATTTCACATGACAAAGGGTGGAACAGACTGGACCTCATGGGGACTAGGCCATGGAGCGTACGATGGTACTGCGGCCGAGCCTAGAGTCACACAGCTGATGACGCAATTTCCACAGTCATGATAAACAGTTAGGAATATAGTAGCTCCATGAGCGAAGACAATATCCAACCTATCGAGGATGCAGCACCTGCTGCTCCTATCGAGATATCACAGCCTGAACCGGTTGCGGTAGCTCCTGAACCAACACCCGAGCCAGCTCCAACACCAGCTCCTGAACCGGAGCCTGCGGTTGCGGTAGTGGTCGAACAGCCTAAGCCTGTAAAGCCTAAGGCCTCGTCACGTTCCGCGGTCGTCAGTGGTGGCGAGAGGGATGACGTATTTCTTGGTAACTGTATATACAAAAATGTATATGCACGCAAAAGCCTTACGGTCCATCACCTACAACGTCGCCTAAACGAGCTTGGCTACAAAGAAGCCAACGCCGACAAGGACGGATGGCTAGGCGATCTAACTAAGTTAGCTATTACCAACTTCCAAAAGGACAGTGGGTTAAAGGCAACAGGTCAGGTCGATGCTGATACCTTTACAAAAATATTTGAAGGCGACAGCAACGTAAACATAAACCTATAACAGGTACCTTTCTAAGGTCACAGGCTGGCACGTAAAAGTGTCAGCCTGTTTCCATATTCCAAGGCAATACATAACATAGACATACATACATTTCTTAAGTACATTTTTTGGTAGACAAAATCATAAAATAATTTCTGCTTATTCTTGCACAGAAAAAAATATTACATGTACTCTGGAAAAATAGTTGGAGACACTTAGGCAAAGCGCTCCCATAAACCGAATCGCTTTCTCACGTCCAAGGCACTTAACCTTAAGGTACTGCTTTTACGTTTTTGTACACAAGTCAACGAGCGCATTTTATTGTACTATTTGTACATGGGTAAAAGCATGGCCGAGCTCGTCGCTGAACTTTCGCTTGACGAGAGGGAGGCGATACTTAACGGTCTAGACCAGGAGACGCTTCCTTGGGACTGGTCGTTTTGGGGTCGTCCTGAACAACAGGCTCCTGAAGGTGACGACTGGAACATCTGGCTCGTGCTTGCAGGTCGTGGTTTTGGTAAGACAAGACTTGCCGCAGAGTGGGTAAGAGAACAGGCAAAGTATACAAATACAGGACAGAGACGCTTTGCGCTTGTTGCGCGTACTGCCGCGGACGTGCGTGACGTTATCGTTGAAGGCGAGTCAGGAATCATAAATGTCTCACCTCCAAGCGAGCGCCCGCACTACGAGCCGTCAAAGAGACGTTTAACTTGGCCTAACGGAAACACAGCTACCTTGTTCACCGCAGATGAGCCTGACTCACTTCGCGGTCCTCAATTTACGCATGCCTGGGGTGATGAGGTTGCCGCCTGGAGACAGACTCCCGATGCAGCAGGTATGACCGCGTTTGACAACCTACGTGTTGGTACACGTCTTGGAACAAAGCCAAAGCTTCTTATAACTACGACTCCAAAGAGAGTTCCACTTCTTTATACGCTTATAAATGAAAGTACAAAGCGTCCAGGAAAGGTCATCATCACAAAAGGCTCAACCATGGACAACAGAGGTAACCTATCTCAAGCTTACCTTGATGCGATTCTTGGAGTTTATGAGGGAACACGCTTAGCGCAGCAGGAACTTTATGGCGAGATGCTCTCAGACGTTGAAGGTGCACTCTGGACAATTGAGCTTATTGACCGCGGTCGTGAATCACAGCTTCCAATAGGAGCACCGTTACGTTGTATCGGCGTTGATCCATCCGTCGCGGAGAATCCACGTGACGAGTGTGGAATAGTTGTCGTCGCCTCAACTGGCGAGCGCGATTTATATAAGCGTAACTCCTGGGTTCTTGAGGATGCGTCAATTCACGGATCTCCAGATGTTTGGGCTAACCGCGTCGTGCAGATGGCACGCAAGTGGGGTTGCCCTGTGGTTGCCGAGGTTAACCAAGGTGGAGCACTTGTGAGAAATGCAATTAACACGATTGATCCAAACGTAAAGGTACTTGAGGTTCACTCAAAACACGGTAAGGCATTACGCGCAGAGCCTGTAACACTTGCGTACGAGCAAAATCGAGTTCATCACATAAACTATCTTCCAGAGCTTGAAAGTCAGATGTGTGCCTGGATTCCAGGTGAAGGTAAGTCACCCGATCGAGTTGACGCGTTGGTTCACGCATTAACCGCGCTTCTCATAAAACCTCCGCAGGGTTTTCTTGGTGGAAACATCAAGGCAAAGTCTCTCGCGCACCGCAAGCTTCCGTCATTTCGCGGAGGGTTTGGAAAAGGCGGAGGAACGTTTCGTGTTCGATAAAAATAAAAATAAAAAACCAATGTACACTTGTACACAAAACAACGAGCGCATGTTAGGGTAACTCCATGGCCGCTCCACTTTTACCAAAGCAGGAAAGAGATCTGCTTGTAACGCTTTCAAGGGAGGCGTTGTGGTTTCGTATTCAGGAGCTTGTTGAGGCTGGCTGGTCATATCAGTCAATCGCAAATGCATTTGATCCAGTTAAGACAAGGTCCACGATTCGCTCGTGGGTGGTTAAAAAGGTTAAGCCACAGGAATCTCTTGGAGCAGTCCCGCGCCCTCCCATAAAGGCACCTCGCGTTCGCAGGATACGTCCAAGAAGCCCAGGAATACCTCATGACGAGCAGTTACGTATTGCCCGTCTTTCTCCTCTTGCAAGAAGGTATCGCGCTCGCACCGCGCCGTCATCTGCCTCATATAACGCAAACCATGAACTTTCAAATATCGCAAAGGATCTTTACCTTAAGGGAGTAACCGTGTCCGAACTTGCCCGAGTGTCAGGCGTTACCTATCGCGCCATGAAGCGTCGAGTAGATCGGGCGCTTACGGTATGAAGATTATCCATGACTTCTTCCCCTCAACGATCGTGGCGGTTCCGCCAAACGTGGTTGATGACTTCACGCAGGTAACGACCGCGATCCAAACTCCAAAGGGTGGACGCTACCTCGAGAGGGTACGCACGATTGTTATGCAGGATGATACAAGTAAGATTCTTCTTGTTGCCGCGGACGCATCCAGCGGACCGCGTCTTGTTTTCTCTGAAAGACTCGCGGACCTAAACTGGTCCGGAGATAAAAGTAAGGATTCCCAGGCGCTTACCAGCTCCGGGAAGATCATCGCGTTCAAGCACGTGCAAGGATGTACCTGCGGCAGTCGCCTTCGGTCATTTAGCCCGTATCGAACCATGGACTCAATAAAGGACCCTACCGAATGAACCTATATGAAGTAGACAGAATACCCGTCTTGCACTTTATCGTGCTTGCGCTTATGGTTTACCGCCTCACCCGATTTTTTATAGCCGATGCTCTCTTTGAGCCAGTTCGCGACTGGATCTTTAAGAAGAAGCCTCCGCACTCGTCAACGTTTGGCTACCTGTTCACGTGCGAGTGGTGTATCTCGCTCTGGATAGCACTTCCAACGATGGTCTTTTATGCATTTTATCCAAGTGCCACGTTCCTAGTTGGGTGTATATTTGCCCTGTCTGCGCTAGCAGGCTTAATAACCGCACGCCTGGATAAATAACATGCGTTCCGTTATCGTAAGTGACAAGGAGTTTTAGTGGCAATTTTTCGTCGTGATGAATCGCAGCCGCGCGTTGTTCCAACTCCTAAGGTCATTTCTGATATCTCGTACGCACAGGCACTTCCATACTCAGCACCTCGACCTATCACCGCGGCCGCAGTTCAAATCGCGATAAATGATAAGGGTGAGGTTGAAAGATTTAAGCAACGCCGTACAGGTGGTTCCTCCGACTGGCAAAGTGAAGCCTGGGAGTACTATGATGCAATCGGCGAGATCAAGTATGCGTTTAACCTAGTTGCATCTGTAGTTTCACGTATTCGTCTTTATGCAGCCGCGGTCGATAATCCCGCGGAGTCACCTGTCCCTGTTCACAACAGTGATGTTGTTGACCAGAGATTAGCCTCAGCAGCAGAGCGCGCGCTTGCGCGACTAGACTCTGCCTATGGCGGACAGGCTGGACTATTACGGGACGCAGCCCTAAACCTATCGGTTTCAGGCGAGTGCTATCTCGTTCAATTCCCTGCACGTAAGGGAAGCGGTGTTCCAGAGAGCTGGGACGTTCGCTCAACAGACGAATTACAGGTTGATGCTAAAAACCAATATCTAATTATTCCGCGTCGTGACGTTGTTACCTCAGG